CGTGGCGCTGTGAAATAGACCGGGCGCGCAGCCTCGGCCTTGATTTCTTTGGAAGCTTCAACCGTTTCGGCTGCTGCTTCTGGAACGGTTGGAGTTGTTTCCACTTGCGTTTCTCCTTCGATAGATGGAAGTGCATCTGATACCACATCGGCATCAGAATCTTCTTGACTTGCGGCCACGCTAACCTTCGCGCTGGCTATTGCTGGATCGGTGACCAGTGAGACTTCTTTGAGAGTCGATGCACTAATAACAAGAACGCCATCGATGTTCTTGTACTTATCGGCCATCACTCCCACACTAAACCCATCGCGAAGCCCAGTGCTGGCCTCGACTAATGCATCAGAGCCTGCTGTGGTGTTGCCAATAGCAAAGACTGCATCGATGCCTTCTGTGCCGACTTTGTAGCTCTTTAGAAATCCGATTGGTGATTCGCGGCGATGTTCCAGCAACAACTTTGTGCTGTCTCCGAATGTGATTGAGTGTGGCATGAACGACGTCTCTCCTGCTGAAGTCGAGCCTGTTTCGTTCCATGTGACAATCCTTCCCGAGATTGTGCGCTGTGGGAAGTCGGTTGCAGTGACTTTGATTGAGAAGTTGATGTCGATTGGATTTTCTTTGATAGTTTTCATCCGAGCATATCCTCTTCCATTCGTATTTCATCAGTTGTTATTGCGCCCATGTCGTAGAGAACTTTGTACACATCCACGCGCTCTTTTGCAGATCCGCGCAAGTAATCATCGAGATCGAACTTGACTTCTTGTGATGCTGGAACGAAATCATTTGGCAGTCCAGTCATTGATAGACGCTCTTCAATCGCCGTCATTATTGGGCGAAGTGAGAAGTCCACAAGGCTTTGACGTGCAAGATTGGCATTGGAGTAAGTCATCGATGAGCCAGATTCTGCATCGACGTAGAATGCCGGGATGCCTGATGCTCTGGCCAATTCTGTGGCGACATAGCTTCTCGCTTGATTGAGTTGAAGCTTCTCTGGATCGAATCCTAAAGTTTCAAGAGTGACATCTGCATTGAGGAATGCTGTTCCGCGATTGCGTCGTGCCTCGCCCCAAGATTGCAAGAGCTTGGCGATGCGATCGGCTGGGAGCGCAGTGCCATTTGATTTTAAGACCATCGTTGGAACTGGCTCTCTTGCATACATCACGGCGGCTCGCTCTAACTCTGCACCTGCCTTGATTGTGCGCCCTGCACGATTAAGGATTCCCTCATCATTTCCAAAAAATACTGATAAAGCGCCGACGCCAGAATCTGGAGCAGGAATATTATCAACGGTGTAATACTCAATCTCTGTTCCACGTGCATTCGTAACAAGTGAGACGCGAGTTGGATCAATGCGCTCTGCACTTCTGATGCGATACGTGTCGGCATAGATTTCCAACGTGCGAAGATACGCGTATCCGTGTAGAAGTAGATCCTCACATAGCCACGCATAAGTAGCAGAGCCGGGAACGCGTGGATCTGGCTGATTGATAACCTTCGGCGGAGTCTCGACTCGAGCTCCATCGGCCTTTGTGCGAACCTTGAGCGGAATCGATGAGACTGATGATGTGATGATGTTGCGAGCTCTGGCACACGTTGGAACGCTCATGAACTCGGCGCGTGATGCCGTGATTCCTGTAACTCCGTAGAAGTTATAGATTGACGAGACCGTGTTCACTGGCGCAAGAGATGCTGCTACGTCATAAGTTGGCTCTACTGGAACGGCTTCGACTGTACGCGAGAATAGACCCATGTGGATAAGTGTAAGGCTCACGTATACATCTAGCCAACGAGAATGTCTATCTCCATCTCTGGGCGTGTCGCGAAATGTGTGGCGAGAGCTGATGCAACGGCCGCACACACGGCCACGCTGGACGCTCTTCTTCCAATAATCCAGCCGCCATCACCCATCGGCAATCTCACGGCTGATAATATCTGCTTGGTGAACTCTGCCTGTTTGCCGTGAATGAGCCTCTTGGAAGTAATTGCACCAAGTAACTCATCGCAGCTCTGCCCATACAAGGCTCCATCGATGTCAATGATCGGAATGCCTGCAGGCTGTAATCTGGCTGCAACTGCCGAGCTTGTCCTCTTGGAGAATGCCACATACTCGACTGGATACTTGCGAGCATAGGGCGCGATGTCATTGGCGATTGCTTTATCGTCTAAGGAGATGGGATTGTGCCAAGTGTGCAGAAGCTTGATGATGAATGTGTCATCGGGATTCTTTTGAGCTGCAACCAGCGCCCCATCTCTGCGATCGGGAGATAAGTCCAGCCCGAACCACGTCACCTTCTCAACATCGAGCTCGACGCTTTCGACTCCGCACTCATTCCACTCCTTGGCCGGTATCGCGCCCGAGATTGTATTGACCCACCTACATAAGACTTCTGTCTGGACGACATCTGCTGGATCATTTAAGACTGCCCGGATGTTGTCCTCATGAATTGTGTGGCCGAGTGCTGGATTGCTAGCGACCCAATTGCGCTCATCGGTAATCTTGTCCGAGTAGGCCGACCATTCGAAATAAGCGATGTCATCTTCGGCACCGGCGGCGCTTGCCATTCCTCGATCTCTTAATTGATTGAGAATCAGAGAGTGCTGATCACCAGCGTTCGAGAATGTCCAGAGCTGCGGATTCTTAGCCGCCATCATCGTATATCTCATCGCCGACCACGCTTCTGTGTCCTTGAGCTGACGAGTCTCATCCATATAGACCGTCTCTGGCTTTGCAAAGCCTCGAGCTGCAGCATTAGCCGCCTTTACAACATAGCGAGCGCCAGACATCAACTCAATCTCTTCTGACCCGTGAGCCCACCGGATCTTCTTTACTTCCCGGGATAGATCGTGATTGCTCTCGATGATGTTCACGATGTGTCTGAACGTCTCAAGAGAAGTCGTGAGCACGTGAGCCGATCCGAGTTGCAGCGGCTCCTTCCACAAGTACATCTTGGCCAGAATACTCATCTCCATAATCGTGGATTTGCCATTCTGTCGAGCTGCAACGACGGTCACAATCGGGTGCTTCCAGCGTCCATCTGGCTTTACCTTGAGCGCGTGTTCGAAGACGAACTTCTGCCAAGGCATCAATTCCACGCCCAATTGCGCCGAGAAGTCGATGATTTCCAAGCCCCGAGACGGTAAATCATTCAAGCGCGAGTGGATTCTAGGCGTTCCTGAGCCTGTAAGACGCTCTGGCGTAGGAACTATTCCCTGTTCAACTACGTCCAGCCCTGAGACGACCTTGAGTGACCTTGTAGAGCCTTGTGTGCCTTTAGTCATGACTAGTCGATTCGTTGGTCGGTGAAAACGGAATAGGAAGAGTCAGAGGTGTCCTTGGTGTACCAAAAAACTGACCCATTCGATTTCCTTTCGAGTAATTGCATCGAGTACAAGCTGCAACAAGGTTATCTGGATCATCAGTGCCGCCTTTAGATATCGGGATGATGTGATCGACTGTCGTTGCATCTTCACTGCCACAATACTGGCAGCAGTAGCCATCACGTTGCAAGATGCGCAGTCTTATCTTCTGCCATAGACGAGTGCCACCATTAGCACGTGCTGACTGAGTAGCCATCTAGTGATATCCCTTGGCTTTGAAGAAGCGCCATCCATTACACATAGAACCATAACGATTCGTGATATACCGAATGCTCCAATCAATTTGAGTGAAGCCATCGAGTACCCGGTACTTAACGTTACGCATCTGGCCTAAGCCGTAGTGTGATCCATTCTTTGCTTTGATGTTCCAATGTGATTCTCTAGTAATGATGGAATCGAAGCACTTGAACTGCTCATAGTTAATTATCCGTGAATGAGCATAGAGCTTTAGATGATCTATAGAATTAGTCTTATGTGAATCCGCTTCTGCATTCGCGGTAGCACCCAATGGGAATAACAATAGACTGGCCATCAGCACCAATCGTGCCGCTTGAGCCATTCCCTTCGGGCTCCGCGTTGCGAGTTGGAGCGTAGCACGCCTGTCAATAGTAGATGTGAAAGTGCTGGTCAGAACGGCGTGGCGAAAGTTATCCACAAGCGACCCTTCACCTGTGGATAAACCCTGTGGATAACTATTACTGGATGGCCTGCATAAGTGCTGGTCAGAGGCACATTGTCCAGGTCTCATCGATCTAGCCATAGCGACATCAATCGCCCCAGCAGTATGCCTAGCAATAGAGCCAACCAAGCCACATCTGTCATGACTTGCCCCATCCCGTTCCCTTAAGTGAGATGCCCGGTGCATGATAGATCTGACTCATCGATTGAGTGCAGCACATAGGCGAGCCCTCTTCATGTATCGATCTATCCAGTGTGACTCTGATTGAGCAGACTTGGCATTCATACTCATATGATGGCATCAGCTTGTCACCGTTCCATAGAAGCGCACCATTGGTATGACGCAGTAATCGCAGTACGGCACGCGATCTAATTCGACGACTAGATCCCACGTCTCAACCTTAATGGCTGGACATGCTGAGCACGTGTATGTGTATGTGGACTTAGACATTATCTAGCCCCAGAATCTCCAAGATGTCGATTGCATCTGGATCATGTTGTAAGACTGCCCTCTTAGCCTTGGCCTTCTCTGCTGGCGTTGCCATATAGATCGTGCCAACAAGCTCTAATGGCTGAATCACTTGGCATCTTCCATCAAGCACACGCCCATAACGCCGCACACTGTGCATTGAAGCACTTTGACGTGCTCTGGAAGATTGTCTGTGATGATGCGTTCGACTTGATTCGTCTTCTTCTTACATAGTCGGCATTCGTACTTATATGTGGGAAGCGGCATATTCACTCCTGACCAGATTCTCGATGGGATTAAGATTCTGCTGATCGACCCACCAAGAGTCTTGGCGTGGATTCTTGTATCGCTTGACCTTGGCGAATGAGACTGGAAGCCAGCCAGCGATGAAATACTCTGGAGACTTGCCAACAACTAGCACTGCCACATCAGCATCACGGTCGTTCGGATAGATGATCAGATTGCCGCCGTTGTAGGCAGTCCAGCGAACCTCGATGCCCTTGCCAACGTCTGCCTTGCGCTTGCCCTTGGATTCATCGATGTCGAAGTCGAGTCCGAAGTACCGGGCGACACATAACTCTGCTGCAATGGATTCGGCGTATTCAACGACACGCTCGAAATTGTTGAGTTTGGTGTTGTAATGGACGGTGACTCCCAGATTGGCCTCTTGTGCGAAGATGACATCTGATGCGCGTTTATGGATAGCCCATTCATCGGCGCTGCTCATGTGCATCTTAATGATAATCAATCCTGCACTTTCGGCATAGATAGACAAGAAGCTCTGGCGGATCACACTTGACATAGC